GCGCTTTGGGCGGCCGGCGTTGATGGGGAATCTTGGGGTTGGATCTTGGCGTTGGCGCGCTCCTTGGCGGAACGCACGATCGATTGAAACTCATTGACGCCCTGCAGGAATGCCTCCTCGCTCTGCCGCGGATTCATCCGCGCCATCGCCTCGGTCGCCTTGCGTCCTTCCACTTCGGTGATCTGGCCACCGCCCTTGAGCGATTCAAAAGCCTGCAAGAATTGTTGTCCGCCGATCTGGTCAAGCAGCACTTGGAAGTCCGCCGGCGCCGTGCCGGGAACCTTCGGCAAGATGCTGCTCTTGCCCGTGGCGTATTGCCGCCCAGGGTGCGTCTTGGTTTTTTCCAACAAGTCATCCATGTAGGACGCCGTCTCAAAGGTCTTGCGCATCGCCTTCATGCGGTTTTCCTCCAACACATCCGCCTCGGTCTTCAGCTTGCGCGTCTGCTCTTGGCGAACTGGGTCGGCCTGCATCATAGCCGCCCTGCGATCCATTTCCGCCCGAGCTTCTTGCTGCTTGATCACAAACTGCGCCGCACCCTCCGGTGTGAACTGCACGCCGCGCTTCATCGCCTTGAGCAATTCCTGTTGCTCGACCGGCAACGCATCGAAGTCCTCACGGGTCTGCACGTTGAGCTTGGTAAAGTCAAAGCCCACGCCCGTCTCCGGCAACGGTTCCGCGGCGACATCGTTGTAGACAGCGTCCGGCGTCCCGTCGTAATCCATCCCGCTCACGCCATTCATCTCGTCCATGGCATCAAGCGGCACGGCTTCTTCGCCGGGTTCCAAGGCAGGGAGATCCGGCTCAACCGGCGGCGGTAGTTGGTTTTTTCGGCGTGGAGGCATATTAAGGGATAACGTCAGGATTGATGTTGGAGGGCATCGTGGTCACGCGGCCTTGGCCTGCAGCAACCCGAGCTTGAGCGGTTGCCGCGGTGCGTTGTGCAGGCATCTGCGCCATCAGTTGCTGCTGCGCGGTGCGCGTCTGATTGTTCATGCCTGCAATGCCCAGCTGCGAAATTGCCCCGAGGTTGTCGAGAATGCTCATGGAGGCCAGCCGGCGTGTGCGCGGGTCCATGCCCTCAAGCGCAGAGGAAATCTTTTTCATGCCGGGATACATTTGGCCGATGGCGTTGATGGCATCGAAAGCCGAGTCCGCCTGGGCGTTGGCCTGACTGACGTTGCCGACCATTCCGCCGATGGACGCCAGCGCCCCGCCAATATCCTGGCCGAGCTGTCCCATCGACTGGGCGTTGGTTTGCGCGGCGCCCATCATGCCTTGGGCGATGATGCGTCCGCTTTGGTCGTTCTCTGTCGGGTTGTATGCAAACATAGTTTTGTTCTCCTTCGTTGTTAAGCCGCTACGCGGCCGTCGATGATTCGTGTTATTGGCCGGCCGGACACGTTCTGCGACCGATGCTCAAAGCCCTGCGCTGAGTTGGCGTGATCTTCGTAGGGAAGATGCGCCGAGATGTTGTTGACTTGCGCGTTCAGCTTGGGGCACCAGACCGTGTCGGTCTCGGCACGACTGATGCAGCGTGTGCAGACATGCGGGTAGTCGGCGTTGCGCGACTTGTCGGCGAGGTGGCTCCAAGATCCGGTGTCGTCCCGGCCGTAGCGTGTCTCATCATTCGGGATGCCCTCTGCCTCTAGGTATCGCCAGACATCCTCATCACTCCAGTCCCGCATGAGGTAGAGCTGCGTTGGTGCGTCAGCGATGCGTTGAACGTCAACAGACAAGGGGAGCAACCCCTTGATCGGGTCAACGTCGGCCGACTTCTGGCCATGGAAGCAGGCGTCCCAAGGCCAAGCAAAGGCGCCCAGAGGACGTTGCAAGGCGTCCAGACCGCAGCGCCATGGCTTGCCATCGACCGGAGGCTGCGAGCCTATCGAGATGATGAGCGCCGTCTGCTGCCCCCATTGCTGATACTTCAAGAAGTCGATCTGATGCTTGCCGTCCGGCGATGTCCCGTCAGTCAGGGCGACTCGGCTGGGCGGGTAATCATGCACGTCGAGATCCCACGCGCGGGTCAGTGCGTCCGCCAGTTCATAGCGGTCACGGAACCAAGGGTCGCGGTATTGCACGCATGGCAGCTTCACGCCGACCTTGTGCAGCAGAATGTGCAGCATGGCATTGCTGTCCTTGCCGCCGCTCCATAGCACGCACGGGGCGCTGAACTCATTGAGCCAGCGTTCCGCCTTGCGGCAAGTGTCTGCGACAAGTTTGTCCATATTAGAGAGCCAACCCGACTCCGGTGAGCGCGCCGCCACCGATGCCGCCAATCATTCCCATCATGCCAGACTGCCCCATGGCCCCTGACTGCATCGCCGCGGCCTGCATGGCGGCGTTATTGTTGAGCACAGCATTGCGATTCGACGCCAACATATTGGTGTTGAAGCTGGCCACGTTGCCACTTTGCTGCAGCGAGTTAGCGAAGATGTTGCCAACCTGTCCTGTCGTATTACTCAGCGTCGAAGCGCCAAGCCCAAACGCCGGACCAATCGACTGCCGGAACGGATCAAGCTCAGTGTAAGCTCCGGCCAGACCAATCCGCCGCTGCCTGCGCGCCAGATCCATCTGGTTGACGCCAGCCGCAAACCCACGCCGCGCATCTAGCCGCTGCTGCCCATAGGCATCCCGGTTAAGGATTTCCGCCGCACTGCTCCCCATGCTGGTGCCAAGGCCGCGAGCCGCAAAGGCTGCGCGGGCAGACTGCGAGGCTTCGCGCTGCTGCTCCGGTGAGAGCGAGCGTCCGAGGGCGAGTTCAGACTCTGCATCACGCTGGAGCTGCGCCTCGATAGCATTAGGCGCGGACGCCGCTTGCAGCTCCTCACCGATGACGCCGCGTGTGCGCTGGAGGTATTCGTTGTCGAGCTTACCAGCAAGCTGGTCGGCGGTGCCGAACTGCATGCGGATATACTCAGGGTATAGCCGCTTGATCGCCGCCTCTTCAGCGGCGGTTTGCGCTTGAGCCACGCGAATGCTCGCGGCGGCCATTTTGTCGTAATCAATCGGCGCCGGTGCGGCTGGCACTGGTTGCGAGACATAAGTGTTGCCACCACCGCCTCCGCCCATTCCCAAAAATCCTCCTCCACCTCCCATATTATTGTCCTCCTACTTTGTTCATTAGTTTTTCCCAGGAATATACCCGAGGTTCAAAGCTCCCACGCCGGCACCATGCCGCGTATTTCTGCGGGCGTGTCGCCACGCGCATAAACTCCCGCACAGGGTTTGCGCGGCCAACAGCAGCAGCCAAAGTGACGAACCAGCAATTTGGCTCGCCGCGTTCAAAGTTTTGCTCCTCCGCGTTCCACCGCAACTCCGAGGCCAGCAGAAAGACTTCTGGTGTGGCGTGGACTAAGCCGCTGCTCAGATGCTCGCCGACCACTTCCCAGAAGTCTTGCGTCGAGTGCTCGTCCCACCATTGTTTTGCGCTTTGCCATGGCAGCATTAGTGCAGATCGGTCCATGCCGTGTTGGTGCGGACTTGGAGTTTGTTCGTTGATGAATTGTAAAGGACCAGGCCAGCGGTCGGGCTGGTGATTGCATCACGCTGGGCGGTCGTCATCCGCGGCGGGAGGAATCCCTGCGTCGTGCTGGTCACATCGAGGGCCGCTTTGGCGTCCGGCGTGGCCGTGCCAAATCCCCCGGCACCGGTCGTCACGACATTCTGTGCCCCAAAATTCGGCGACACCTTGCTGCCGGCGATGGCGGCCGAAGCCGACACGTCGGCGTTGACGATGTTGGTGATGGTCGGCACGGCGGCCGAGTTCATCTTGGCCGGGGTGACGACTTCGCCCGACACCCAGCTATATCCTGCGGTGATTGTTGCCATATTATGCTGCTCCCTTCATGATTCCCGTATTGACCAGCGCGGTGCGGGCCGCGTCTTGAAGTGTTTTGATGTTGGCCACGTCCGTGCGGATCTTGGCGAGTTGAGCGGCCAGCGAGGCAATGGCATTTTTGATCGCGGTCAGGTCGGCTTGGGCATAGGCAGCGCCCGCCGTGATAGCCGCCAGCGTGGTCGAGGCCGTCCCTCCGGTGCTGTCTGTCAGCGAGTCCTGAGTCTGCGCCGCTGCTGCTGCTTGTCCGGCGGCGGCCGGCTGCACCACCGGCGTCACGTTCCAGAAGCCAATCTTTTGCCCCACCGCCGTGCCGATCTTGGTGCCGGTGCCGGTGTTGACCACAATGTCGTCCGCATCGCCCATGGTCACGTTGCCGTTGAATGTGGCGGCTCCCGCCACCGTTAAGGTGCTGTCAAGCACGGCTGCTCCTGTCACATCCAGCGTACCCGGCACGTCGATGTTGCTGGCCCACTCTACTCCGGTTCCGGCGGCGTCCGTCTGCAAAAGCTGCCGCGCCGCGCCATCGGCCAGCTTGCTCACGGCGATTTCCGCCGAGGCCGACACGTCGGCGTCTACAATCACGCCAGAGCCAATCGCCGTGACGCCCGAGCTGTTGACCGTCACATCGCCTGTCAACGCGGTAGCCGTTGGCACATTGCTGGCATTGCCCAAAAGCACCTGACCGGCCGTAATGCTGGCCAGCTTGGTGTGCGCGATGGCCGCCGAGGCGTTGATCTCGGCATTGACGATATTGCTGATCGTGGCGCTATCGACCAGCGCATTGAGCTTTGCCGCCGTGACGGTTTCGCCCCCACTGAAAACGTGTCCCTTGCTTAGTGTTGCCATAATTATTCGCTATGTCGTGTTTCGGTTTGCGGCATGCTGGGCATGGCCGCTTCCACGCCGACCGTGCGGATCTCCGGCCGCTCGGCAGTGGTTTCAAATTCAATTTCGCAGTAATGCGCCTTCGTGCGGATCGGCTGCTTCAGCGTGTAATCCTCAGCCAGACCGGACGTGTTGGTCATTCCCGGCACCAGTTCAATTTCCTTGTCAGGGTTGACCATCAAGGCGTTGACCTTGATTGATCCGGTATTCGGCAGAACTACGTCGGACATCACGCGCACGAATCGCTTACTGCCCATGGTGCCGAATCCATAGCGGCGCGTCTTGAGGCGACCGCCAACCGCCGTGAAGTAGTCAATGCCCAGCGTAGAATCCGGCGGATCATCTCCGCGCTCCACGTCTTCCAGCAGGAACAGCTTGCCGGTCAACGATGCGGCAAACAGACGGCGGCTGGTCGCATTGCGTTGGGCCACGATCAGATTGCTGATCCCAAAAGGATAGCTGTCGATGCTTTCCCACTGCTCATTGAGCGCCGAGTAAACGAACAGCGCATTGTTGAGGTCCGCGCCATCCACCGGCGCCGCCAGCCAGTAACGGTTGTCGTGCCACAGGCCCACGGCGTTCTCAGCTCCATCGCTCGGAATGCGGGCGATCTGGTCCGCGATGGCGTCCGAAAGAGGCTTGGTATCGCCCCGCAATTTAAGATCCAACCGCGCATCGAGGCGGTAGACGCCGGCGTCCGAGAGGAAGTAAATATACTGACCGGCCGTAGCGATGGACCGGCGGGCGCTGCAACCAATTTCATCGGTCAGCAAATCCAACCGCGAGACCAGCCCGTCGCCGCTCGAAGGATCGTAGGTCTGATTCACGGTAGCCAGCCAGATGCTGTTGCGCATGAAGATAAGGAAGCTGCCCTCCACCCATGGATGCACCGCCACGATGTAGTCGTTGCTCCCTTTGTTGGCGCGAAAGCTGGACCAGAACGGATCGTATAAATCTGGGCTTAAAATATCGGAGAGCATCACTTGGTCGCGGCCGTCCGGCAGGACGAGGCGGTTGCCGATGTAGCTGGCCCACGCCACCGAGCGCATCCGGCGATACGTTGCGCCCTCGGACGGCACGCCGCCCGGCGCCTTGACAAAAGGCGTTGTAATGTCGCCGGTCCAATACATCGGCGGCTTGACCCTGCGCATCGTGCGCCCCGACGCCGCTGCCATGGCCGACGTTCCGCTGGGCACCGTGATGGTGAAGCTGTTCGTGCTAACGCTTACAATGTCGTATTCGTGGCCCGCAAAGGCAGCCACCGATCCGCCGTCCAGCCGCACCCGCTGCCCGGCCGAGTAGCCATGCCCCGTGCAATAGACTGTGGCCGTGGTGCCAGACACGCCGATGCCGCCGCCGGTCAACTCCTTCGGACCCCAGCCGACCACATTTTGGTCGGCCTCGCGTAGCAAATACATCCGGTCAAACGCCTGCACCATGCTCACCTTGTCGGTAGGCTCAATGATCTCGCCCGCCGGAAACGGCAGAGGCTGCAAGTAATTGACTGCCTCCAGCTCGTTGCCCAACTCGTCGGTGATCGGATCGCCGGTGTGGTCGGTAATAATGCTCTCAACATCTCCCAAGCTATTCGTGTCGTCGTAGACAAATGCCCCCGTTGCCGTAGCCAGCAGGATGTATTCCTTGTTGTTCAGCCCCGGCGAGCGATAGGCGCCGCTAGCGAAGACGCCGTTGGGATAGGTCGTGAGCAACTGCACGCCGCTGGTGCCGATGCCCAAGGTAAAGTCCAGCACCGTCTCCGCTGTCTCTACAGGATCAAACCGAAACGGCAGCGTCAGCGGGAAGTCGCCGGACAGCAGGTCATCCGCCAACCGCCGCGCACCCTTGCGCGTCTTGGCCGTCCCGCGATCCAGCCGCATGTTCTCCGAAAGTTGGAGAACGCCGGCGGGCAGCGACACGGGATTCAGTCTGCTGGCAAAGCCAACAAATCCTGCATCACCATCGCGGGCTATTG